TTGATATTCAAAGGGATATTCTTAATATAGCATCCAATTCTAATCTTGGTGATTTATGATCATCATTACTAGATATTGATTGATATTATAAGAATAAACCTGTAAAATATTCAGTGGGTCAGCCCATGGGTGCCTATTCATCCTGAGGTATGTTGGCTGTTACTCATCATGTTATTGTAAGGTATTCAGCTCTCAGATGCGGTATAAAGAATTTTAATTCCTATGCTGTACTGGGTGATGATATTGTTATAAAACATGATTTAGTGGCAAACGAATACCTCCAAATCATGCAATATCTTGGAGTGGCTATTAACCTTAATAAGTCAATAGTCTCTTCTGATTTTGCAGAGTTTGCAAAAGTTTGAAGAGGTCCCGATGTAGATATTACGCCTATAGGACCAGGTTTAATCCTGAGAGCCTGTAGGAATAACGTCTACAAGGGGATTTTGTTAGGTGAAGCTTACAAGCTTAATCTAATCCAATCTTTATCACAGCTTCTAACACTAATAAGGGATCTTTCAAATCCCTTTTTAGCTTTATGGTCTACTCTCGGAGTTGGTAGTGATAAGTGAAGAAACCAGGCTGATGCTTCCGCAATAGCCTGAGGAATCTCTTCTACACATGATCCAAAACTTTTCTTATATTGTTTAATGAATGCTGTAAAACAGCAATCAATAAATGATTGAAAGGAGAGTAAGCTTCAGCATCAGAAAGAGAAGGAGACCTTTTACAATAATTGGTTTAAGGTCTACTCTAGTTCTAATTGACCATCAAGAGTGTTAGAGGCTCTCTTGAAGCTAATGGGCCCAGGTTTCTGGATATATGCATTTTCATTTCTGGAAATGGATGACCAGTTTGATAAATCTCCTCCTATACATACTTATGTGTTGAAGGACTTATCAAGTATCAGAGACATGGTTAATCTCGATCCTCTCTTAAGTCTATCTAGCATAGATTGAAGGGAGAAGAAGAAGGTTATCAAATATGGCTCTAAAGCCAATCAAATCGCCCAAGAGTTCGAAAGAACATTGGAAGAAATGAGGGACTTTAGCGAAATGCTTTAGTTATAACATCATGGTCTATAGGCAGGAGAAACACCCGAAAAAGGGGTTCCTTTGCTGGAATTATATTTAATTGTTGTTAAATATAGTGCCATCCTTCCTATAGGCTATGTGTACACGTTATTACACACACTAATATACAAGTTTAACTCGTATTTAACAAATACAATGGTGGTTTGTACCCGTAAAACGGCAAATCCTGTATATCATAGGGACTAAATCCTATTTAGTTGTGTGTACTTCGTATACGTAGTTAGGTACTAAGTCAG